GAAGACCACCAATAAGTGCGACGACAATAGGGGTGATCCAGTACATGTTAGACCCAACGAGTCCCAACGGGTTCGGCTTTAATACCAGCCGCAGTGGCTTGCCTCATTTGCTCATCCTGGCGTTGTTTAATGGTCGGGCCATGAAAGTCCTCTTTACCATGTGCAAATCCTAGACGGATACCTTTTAGATGGCATGCGAAACATACCGCGCCTCTACGCGGAAGTACGTCAAAGGAGAACAATTTTGAACATTCTGTGCAGTTAATAGATCCCATCACATTAAGAATGGTTCGTTACATGGTTCTTCTAGTGTTATATGCGCCGATAGGTATGGGATCTGTACCATAATCTTCGCTCATAATGAATCTTTCAAACCAATGCAAACTATATTTAGGTATAGGGGCTTCGGCACGATATTCGGGCAACCACACATATTTTAACATTTGATATGTGATAGCCAATGACATGACACGGTCGTCATGGGGTGAACCATGCATTTTGCCGTTAGGGTCACGGACAAACGTTCTTAATTCTGCAATAGTGCGGCTATCAAACAAACCAAGCTCAGAGTCGCGGATAGAAGCAGAAAGTTCGTCAATAGCCAAAGGTTTTGTGGCTGTCGTAGTACGCCAACCCAACTGCTCAGTCGCCTCAGGGCGACGTTGCTGTAATCTACGAGTGCGGTAAATATTTTTGTAACCATAACGTTGTAAAGCTTTCAGAGTAGTTAGACCGTGGTTGTTATTTTCTACACCTACAAGAGCACCGTTAAACCACCATCCTATTTCGGCAAGAAGGTCACCAAAAAGGTCAGGTTCAATATGACCATGCCAGTGTCCTACAACTTCTAACGATCTAGCTTCAATAATATGTGCGGTAGAATAGTCGCCATGAACAAGACCTTCAGCAACGTCAGCGCCGACAACATAGACGCCTTCGGGTTTGGGGTATTCCCAAATAGCAAACTCGCCTTCAGGGACTATTCTGAAATCACAGTTCTTTTTAGAAATGGTGTGCAAATATCCACGTGCTGGTTCAATAGTTTCTATTGAATCCAGCAGATCTATATCAAAGACAGGGTTACCCGACTTAATAAATGCTTCTTCAGGGGTACGAGGATATTCTTGGTGCAACTGCCAACCTGGCATAGTTTTGCATTTAGATTCGTACCAGTCCTCGTCGCGGTCGCCAGCAGACCAAGGCCAAAAAATACCTTTAAAAAGGTTTGCCCCTGTTTGCGAACCAGTCCATAGATGATGAAAGAAGTTACCTGAACCGTTGGCTGTGGATAAACAGATAACACGACCACCAACGTCAGCAATTGGCTCAATAGAAGCCCACGCTTCCTCAGAGTTAGGTAGGAATGCCATTTCGTCAACGATAACAAGATACACGGATTCACCACGAGCAGGATCATTGCCCGATGGCAATGATTCAATCGCAGACTCATTCGAGAAAGTCATTTTCAACTGGTTATCAGAAGTGATCTGAGGGCCACGTTCTTTCATCCACTGAGGAACAAACTTAAATCCATACTTAGATTTCTGTAGCAACTTTGCGGCTTCGCGTTCAGTACGAGACAACATGACAACAAAGCGGTCTTGCCAAAAGAATGTCAACCAAAAAGCATAAGCAGCACCAAGGGTAGAAAACCCAATCTGACGTGCTTTTAGAACCACACTGTAACGGTTAGACAACCATGCTCGGATTGTTTCAATCTGAGCTTCTCGCATCTCAAAAGGTATCCGTCCTCGCTCAGGATGTTTGATATACCAATAGTTGGTACAGAAGTGCTCAAATGCGTCCACGAGGTCGTCAATTGAACCGTCTTGAGGTCCTTTACATTTACGCCACTCACGTTCGTTGAGTAGTTCATTCAGATCCATTGTTCCTCATCTTAAGAGGCTCATTATCCAATTCGCCACAGGCGGGACATTGCCACTTACAAGCTAGTGGTGGATACTCTTCACCACAAACAGGGCATTCAATTAGTTCGCTCATACAACACGAAGTTTGCGAGATTCTTTTTCCTGTGATGCAACAGCAGAAATTAGATCTTCAAGTTCCTTGTCTGACAACTGACCGATATTTGTCTCAGATTTAACGGTAAGGGTTGGGGGAGCCATTCTGTTTGTAGCTTGCAAGTACAACTGGGCAGCTTTGATGTCGCCGCCCAACGCTTTCTCATACAGAGTGTCCAACAGACGCTGAGAACGCTCAGGAGAACCCTGGACATCATCAACCTTGGACTGCCATTCTTTGCGGAAAACATCTTTCTTTTCCCAACGCCGTAAAGTACTAATATTGACCCCGATAGAGTCAGCGTACTTTTCTTTGGACGTAGGTGTCCTTTCAGAAGGTGGTGTACACAACCAACTGATATACGCTTCTTGGCGCGAATCCAAAACATTTTCTTCAAGTCCCATCAAAATACAGGCAACTTCGTTACCTGTTTAGGGATGTAACGGGTAACGCTTAGGTTAGGGGCCACCAAGTAATCCGTACCTACCGCAGGGGCGGTACGGATCTAGTGACCTAGAAATAGTTGCGACGACAGGAGCGGGTAATGGCTGCAAAAAAGAAAATGCATCTTATGCCTAATGGCAAAATGATGGCTGGAGCCAAGCATGGCTCCAAGAAGGCTGTTAAAGCCGCACCCAAAAAGCGTTCTCAGACTCGTGTTAACAACATGGATTACTGAGTCATGGCATCCAGTAAAGATCCCCGTCTAGCACGAGCAGGAGTAGCAGGTTACAACAAGCCTAAGCGCACCCCTGACCATCCTAAGAAGTCCCATATTGTCGTGGCTAAATCAGGGTCACAAGTTAAGACTATCCGCTTTGGTGAACAAGGTGCCTCGACAGCAGGAAAACCTAAAGCAGGGGAATCTGACCGCATGACCAAGAAACGTGCCTCTTTTAAGGCACGTCATGCTTCTAACATTGCTAGAGGACCAATGTCCGCGGCATATTGGGCAGACAAAGTAAAATGGTAAAAAAGAAAACCCCTAAAATACCACCTTTAGTAGAAATCTTTTGGGAAGATCACTACAGCATGGGAGATGACTGGCACGAACCAGGACACATCCACGAACCATGTGTACTATCAGCAGTAGGCTACCTTGTCGCAGAGAACGAACAGTACTACTGGGTCACTTGTACCTACGAACTAGCTACAGGAAACTACTCTGCAGGGACAGCAGTTCTCAAGAACTGCGTCACCTACTTCTGTGAGCATACTCCAGCCCGTAAAATACATTAAAAACATATTCTGACCTGCAGGGATCGTACTTAGAAACACGACAACACCCGCACTGTGACCATTGTCACCACAGTATATACACCCATCCCGATTTGGCTGTACCCCAATGTATCTTTTCTCTTGTTTTGGCGTACGGGGCACCATGCTGGGGGGTGCATGATGACACGCAACGACATGAAATGCCCATATAACAGTTCCTGCTCAACACCCTGTTTTCTCGTGCCATCTAGGGTGTAACAGATGTGCAATACAGCACCAGTGCGCTCGCAAGAGTAGACATCAAGTGTTGGTGTTGCATGGTTGGTATCTGTTGGCTAGCAAATCACAAACCAATTTGGAACGACCGTTCCAATTTACAAAGGAGATAACAAAATGAGTAAGAACATCAATTGCGATTTCGCATCGCACGAATTACTGATCACTAAGGGCGAACAGCAATCGCTCCGTGGTTGGTGGCGAGCCGCCGACGAATGTCGTCGTTCGTTCCGCAAAGAGAATGGTGCACCGAATGTTTCGTTGTACGCAAAAGCAGCTGGCAAGGTTGCGAATGACAACACAGAGGACACGATCCGCAAATATGTGGGTTATGTCATTAAGGCTCAGGACGCTGGTTACAAGGTCACTGAGTTCAAGGGCATCATGCATTTGCGTGAGACCATGTGCGGTCAGGGCAACCGTGCTGTTGTTGCAAAGAAAGAACCGAAGTCAATTCGCTTCAGCGCACAACGCAAAGAGGAACTTGCTTCCATCTTGCGCCGTGCAAAGGTCAGCGATGCTGAGATCGCTTCCTTGTTTGCTTTCGGCACACTTGGCAAGTGATTTGGAACGCTCGTTCCAATTTCAAATAGTTGAAACGCCGTGAGGCGTATAGCAGAGTTCGCCTACTGCTACTGATGATACAGGCGTACCTTGAAAGGGTGATGAAATGACAAAAGATATCCGCTTCGTAATAACGGTTAAGGATCGTGAGCCGTTTTACTTCAATCAAAATGAGTGGGCTGTTGTTAGGCGTTTTGCTGACAACTTGCACTTCGTGTTTCCTGATGGTGAAGTTGCTGTTTTTGATCAGTTGCAAGATGAGTTCGTTCCTGAGAACGAATGGTTGAGTAAGTGACGAAACGCCTTCGGGCGTAATCCGCAGGTGTGCTCTGCGGGTCTGATGAGTCAGCACATTGAAAGGAAATCATAATGATTATCACCATGTTGTTCGCAATGTCGTTGCCTTTGGGCTTCGCCATTGCGCTGAGCCTTGAAAGGCGTCGTGTTAAGTGCGACGCTTTTCAGGTTCGCACCTTTCGTTGCGTGCGAATTGAAACCACCCTTGACGATGACGACTTTTGGGACGACGATGTATGTCTTTATCATTGGCGAACTGATTGCTCATGCTTTGATGAGCCTGTTGCGCCGACATATGTGGACGATCCGTATGAGATCGTGTTGCCGTTCCACTCTCGCATTGAGCCACCTGATTGGGTGGATAGCTGGGTTGCACCGCAAGTGAAGTGGGTGGTGAAGCCTAAGGTCAATAAGTAATTGGAACGCTCGTTCCAAAATGCGTAGCCATGCGTGGCTTGCCGAGTTCGCAACTCGGCTACGCACTACCGAATACAATCCCGTATCGGTTACATGAAAGGAAATAATAATGGATATCAACCAAGACGAACTCTTTGATGTGGCAGGTTATCTGCTTCATCTTGAGTCTGTTGCAAAGCAGGACAGCATTGACAAGCAAAGTGTCATTGCTGGTTTGCAGGAGGCACGCAATGTGTTGTCTCGTGGATTGACGAGTAACCAACAGCGTTCGTTGGATAATCGTGCGAAGTTGGCTGAGTTGCAAGCCAAGTATCCTGCTCGTCGTGAATTGGCGGGTGAATGATGAGAGACTCTGAAAAATATACGATTGCCAAATGGTTTGTTCATAGTGATCGCATTGACTTGAGTCCACATCGTATTACTCATGTCGGTGAGCATTACACTGTTTCATCTTTGCATTGCATATTCCAGGGTGTTGATGGTGAAGAAACCTTTGGTGATGTCACTGACATATTTGTTAACGGTGAATACACATCAGAGGGAACTTACGATGATCACGATCGTGTCGTCGCACAGTTGCAGGAAATGGTGAGTGCAAAATGATGTATCCGTACATTCTCCTGGCTCTCGCATCATTGCTGTTCGTAGCTTGTGTTGTCGTCGCTTACGAAATTGGTAAGCGTGTCGGCACATACGAGACACAGCGTAATTATCGCCATCCAAATTGGCGTGTCAATCCACAACAAAAAGAAAGAAGGAAATAAAATGAGCACAGAAAAAGAAGCATTGATCACCTTGCAAGGTGGTGGCGTTTATACCGCCGAACAACTAGGGCGTAATTGCCAAGCCATTTACATTGTGAACCGTGATGCACCTGATGATTTGGGTGGCGCAATGGTTTCTATGTTTTTGCAAATCAACCAAGACTCTTACGGTCATACAAAATTTGGTTTGTTGCCTGTATTGCTTGAGGTTAAGAGTGTGGAATATCATGATCGCAACTTCAACCTTGGTACATATGGTGTGACTGACACTTTTGAGTTGATGGGTCACGCTGTCAATATTGCGTTAGAAATGACAAGTCTCGCTGGCGAAAAATCGCCCGTGACTTTTCTTAAGAATGATTGCGCTATCTATGTGATCAACGAGAGTGGTACGACAGAGAGCACTCAATGTAGTGTGTATTCGTACATGGCAGAGCGGGGTTTCCCGTTCTGAGATTGGAACGCTCGTTCCAATTCTGCGTAGCCATGCGTGGCTCGTCGGGTTCGCAACCCGACTACGCACTGCCGAACACAATACCGTGTCGGCTATCACAAAGGAGGGCGTAATGCCTGAATCAAATAACATCAACCAAGTCCCCGACGATGACGAGGAGGAAATCCAACTCTGTTACTTCACGGGTGTCATTCTTACTGATGACACTCTTGAACACGAGTTAGTTACATTCCGCCGTGATGCGGCTATCACATGGGACGCAACGACAATGGGTTATGCCTATCGTCATGAGCAGGAGTATGTCAATTACACCAACGAGTTAGTGAACCATCAGTATGTGGTTTACCTCTGCGAGGAATGCGACAGCTACTTTCATCATGCGTTGTACAACACGGACAGTGATCGTTGCACTGCTTGCAATGACAGTTACAGCGAGTGTCGTGATTGCGGTACGGAAGTACATGATGACGAGTCGTATCGTGATGACGATGGTGATCCGTATTGTGAGAGTTGCTGGTCAGATTCTGACTACAATCCTGACAACCAACAATCAAGAACAATTCAGTCGTACTCGTATCGTCCGACTCCTATCTTTGGTTGGGTTGTTGAGTCAAAGTTGATCCGTGGCTTAGGTGTGCCTCGTGCAATTCAAAGCGAACCAATGTTTGGTTTTGAGTTGGAGACCAACGCTCGTGACCGTAGCACTATCCATGATGCAAGTGCGTTCTTGTTGGGTGAGGCACCTGAGGAATACTTGTACAACAAAGAGGACGGTTCAATCTCAGGGTTTGAGATTGTTACGCACCCATTCACTTTGGAGGCACACAAGTTGTTGCTACCTCGTGAAGCAATTGCCAAGTTGTCATCAAAGTATTCGTTGTCATCATGGTCATCGGTGAATGGCACAGGGGCTGGGCTTCATGTGCATATCAGCAAGAAATCTTTTGCTGGTTCTGCTCATCAGTTCCGTTTCCAAATGTTTCACTATCGGAACAGTGACTTCATTAAGAAGTTCGCTGGGCGTGACAGTGATCGTTGGGCGTCGTTCCGTCGCACCACCGATCCGACTGAATACGGCTACGATGACATGGTTGAAATCTGCAAAGGCAATCGTGTGCAGAACAACCGCTATTCAGCGTTGAACTTTCAGAACCGCAACACCATTGAGTTGCGTTACTTCAGAGGTTCGCTTCGTCCCGAAACGGTTCTCGGTGTTCTTGAGTTCTGCCACTCAGTCCATAAGTACACCAAGTTGCTGACTGCAAAAGAAGTCATTGACGGTCGCTTGCAGTGGGGGTCATACAAGATGTGGCTTGCCGAGCAGGACTACGAGTTCCTTCCATCAGTCATCGCATCTCGTTGCGTGTGACATATCCTTATCCCTACAACCAATTACAACCAACAACAAAACAGAAAGGACACATCAAAATGTGTTTGTTAATATTAGCCAAGGGCGGTTCAACGCCTTCCAAGAAATCACTACGCCGAGCAGGAGAGGCTAACCCTGATGGGTTCGGCTTCGCCATTGTCGGCAACAACAAAATTCATACTTACAAGAGTATGGATCTTGAGGAAACCATCGGAAACTTTTACGATATGCGTGATCGTTTTCCTAAAGGCAATGCAATCTTTCACTTGCGTATCACTACGCATGGTACAACAGATATCAACAACTGTCACCCGTTCCAAGTCAATGAGGATTTGGTGATGGGTCACAATGGCATGTTGCCTATCAAAGCAGAGAACGGTAAGAGCGATACAAACTTGTTTGCTACCGAATGGTTGCCTGAGTTTGATATGGCTGATTTGCTTGACACGCAGGCTGGTGTTGATGAACTCAGCAAGTTCGCTAGCGGTAGCAAACTTGCGTTCCTCAATACGAGTTCACATCTTGCCAAGCCGTTCTACATCATCAACGAACACCTGGGTCATTGGAAAGACGGTGTGTGGTACAGCAACTCGTCATACAAAGAGACGGTGTGGTATCCATCGTACTCGTATGGTTCGTATGGCAGTTCATACACGCCGACAAAGACGACATCTATGAGTGACTACGAGAAGTACAACATTCGTAGCCATTGGGACGATGAGGATTTGTTTGCTGAGGACATTGCTGACGACAATGATTTCTTGTGTGACACTTACATTGCTCGCACATGGAAAGATGGCGACTTGATGTACGATCACATTGAAGGTGCATGGGTTCACCCCGATGACGCAGATGAGATCTCTGATCTTGTTCAATGGGAATGTCATACCTGCCACGAGCAAGTGATCTTTGATTTGCTCAATGACAGTGTTGATCTATGTTCCGAATGTGGAACCTGCTACTTTTGTGACAACAACTCTGATGCATGCAATTGCTACATCGCTGAGAAATAACAACCAACAACAAATAGAAAAGGACAAAACAAAATGACTATCAACAATCCACTACCGTATGAGTGCGTTCCTGATACGCCTGCCACCCCTGACATTTGGGGTGTGTACCCTGAGAACGCAATGTTGCGTGCGCAGATAGAAAAGAACGAGGAGTTATTTGACACCTTGATGAAAAATATTGCCGAGCAAGCGCACGAGATCAGGACTCTCAATGACCGCATTGGTTTCAATGATGTCATGCACAAAAGCCAATTCCATGCCATCAACACTTTCTTTAAGTGGGTCATGGAACACTATGAGATTGACAAGCAAGACGACATTTGGGAAATGCTTGACGGCATGTTCCAAGACGGTCTGCTCACTGACCCTCGCAAGCGCACATACCGTATTCGTGTCACCAAGAAAGAGATTGACGAATACGATGTTGAGTTACCTTGGGATATGACAGATGAAAGAGCGCATGACATCGTGCGTTCAGCAATCATCGCTGGCGAGTTCACTCGCAACAATTTCCAAGATGTTGAGTATCTCGGTGAGACACCTGTAGATGTCGTTGCACATAGCCCTCTTGAAACAGAGTGGAATGTGTGGAACAGAGGACAAGTCAATCAACTTGACTCAAGTCCGTGGTGATCTATGTCAAAGATGAAAGATTTGTGGTACGACCACCACATGGACAAACACAACAACTATAATTTATCTAACGCCACGAACGGCGAATCAAATAAGGAGACAACTATGTCTGAAAATACATACCCGTTAGACCTCACGATCACAGAACTTGAGGCACTCAACAAAACTGTCGGCATTGCCATTGACAATCTGACACAGAAAATCAACAAGCATGGTGCGGACAGCCCTCTAGGTCGTACCGCCAAAGCAGATCGCAGTGCCCTTTGGGATTGCGCTGTCCGTATTCACGAAGCGTTAGGGGAGGAATACAATGGGTGAGCACCCCGACACACTGTACTATCACACCTTTGCACCTGAGATCACTGTGGTCACAAATGCTAGCGGTGTGGTTGTAGAACCTATTGAGGTTCGCATTGGCAGATTGGCAACATTGAAAGATGACCAACTACTCATCATGACAACGGACAACCGTGGCGAACCAACGCCACTGGAAGTCCAGGAGCGTGCTATGGAACAGTTCATGACCTACATCTCAGTGAGATGGTTCGGACAGAGGGTGGTGTACAAATGAAAGTAGCTACATTCATTCCCGTCATTGAAGTGTTACTCAATGACGACCTGACCATTGCCGACTTCAAGATTGAATGGCAAGACTCTTATGTCGTTGCCAAAGAACTTGAGACAGGCAAGACCATTCGTGGCATAGACCACGATGACATCGGCGGTAACGCCCGCACATTCTTGAATGCACTAGGTATTCAGGGTTATCCACGAGGCTCCAATGACGAGCCGTTCTAATGCTATCACATGGAAGTGTCCATCGTGTGATAACAAAATAGTGACACACATACCATTGAACGCCCCCCCGATCTGTGCCAAACACACACGGGGAGGGCGTGAGATGAAGCCCCATAAGTGAACCTGAAACAGGGTATTGCACATCAGATGAGCCTCCACCGCTACGGCGGTGGGGGCTTTTTCTGTTTACCCCCTGACCATTCCACCGCTTATGCAACGACATGTTGTTATACTGCTCTCGTCAGAGAGCCACAAGCACTAGATCGGGACAAGCCCTAAGGCTTGCCCGATACAGTAACCAACCAAATTGGAACTACCGTTCCAATTTCATAACAAAGGAAAAAGAATGTCAAGACAATTACCCATATACACCTGCGGTGTCGTCGCTCACGAGATTGACTGTCTCTGCGATGTCGTCGTAACGACTCCAACGCCGATCCTCGTTGATCCCGTTGATGGCTGGCAAGGAGAACACATTGCTGAGTTCCTTGACCTATGCGTCCCTTGGACAGACGCAAGCATATTCAAGTTCCTGACAGCACAACTCATGTTCCATGACGAGTTCGTGATCATGCAGAAGTCAGCCCGACTGTCGGAGTCTGATCGCAACCAACGACGCAAGATGACACCTTACGAATTCACAGAGGAAGAACACAATGAACTCATCGGTCGTATACAATTAGGTATGCCTTCCGTTGCAGTTCGTGTTTACGCCCTCTGCAAGTACGGTGTCACCATGTCGCCGTATCAGGCAAATCTACTAGTAGCAAAACACCAAGGAGAACAGCAATGAGAATTGAACACAGGGAACACGGCATAGATGTGTATGTACGCCAATCATGGATTGGTGACGCACTCATGTGCAACGAACGAGGACGCAACGGTATTCTGCGTCCCGAATGGTCAATGCCAAACGACGCAACAATCCTTGGCACAGCAGTACACGCAGGCATCGCCAGCGTCCTGCTGGGCGAGGGTTGCGCCCGTGAGGTAGCACACGAGGAACTGCAACGCTTGTTGACAGAACCTTTCCAGCGTGTCAAGTACAGCGACGAGGAACTGTTTGATTACGCCAACGCTCTTTGCGATGAATGGGAAAAGTCAATTGCTCCCACTCTTGGCAAGGTCACTGGTGTTGAAGAAGAGTTTCACTTTGAGTTTGACCGTTTCCAAATCGGTGACAAGCAAGTCACTGTGTATGGCAAAGGTACGATTGACTGTGTGACCGAGACAGACATTTGGGATTGGAAAACATCGGCCAGGAAATACTCTGCCCGTGATAAACAATCTCAGGCTGTACAGCCAACAATGTATTCAGCCGCGATGGTTGCCAAAGGAACTCACGAGTATCCTGTGACATTCAAATACGGTGTTCTAGTTCGTGGTGGAAAGGGACAGATCGTTCCTGTTCACCGTAACGAAAGCCATGCCGATTGGCTTAGAGAGCAAGTGCGACCGCTTGTGCGGACAGCACTCTTAATCGGCACAGACGAATCGTGGACTAAGAATGACACACACTACTTGTGTAGTCAAACCTGGTGCTCGTATTGGTCAGTATGCAAAGGTAGCAAACTGTCCCCTGCGGACATTATCCCTAAGGAAGAATCATGATTAGCAAAGACCAGTCCATCGTGACACAAGTAGCCGCAAAAATTGCGAGCGAGTTGACATGCAAGACCGAAGCAGGTGGCACATTGGAAAGTATTCAGTCAGCTTTCCTCAGCCACTTTGACTTCGTCAATGAAGTGTTACAGAATGCCCATGGCAACAGCATTGAACACGGTATGCAACTCATGCAGGAAGCATTCCCGAACAGCACTGTTCAGGAATATGCACCAGCACCAGCCAAAGCAATGATCACCACACCCCCACCCATGATGGCTAAGGGAAGCGTTGAAATCGCTGGCAAGCAACACGGCGATCTACCCAACTGGTTGATCACCGCCTGTCAGAAGGCTGGCGTTGGACGAGTGTGGGACAACCGTGACCAAGCAGTTGGCACGAAGCGTCCTTGGTTCAAGCAGGCAGACACAGTTGATGGACAAGAAGCTGTTGCCTTTTGGCCACCGAAAGGTTCAGCATGAGCCTTGAGGACTTCGCATCAAAATGGGAAGCGTTGAAAGCGGGGGGCGAAAGCCCCCCGTCCTCACTCCCTGAACCAAAGCAAATGCATTACTACAGACCATTAGAGGAAGCGGCTGAAGAGTTTGTTCGTTGGGCACAATCGCCACACGAACGTATCTACACAGGCTTCAACGACCTTGACCGTGAGATGCGTGGCATCGCTTCAGGCGAGATGTGCAACATCATTGGTTACAGCCACAGTGGCAAGACATTAGTTACATTAGAGATACTCAAAGCGAATCAGAATAAGAACGTGGTTTACTTCGTCCCTGACGAACCACGCACACTCGTTCTCATCAAGTTGGCTTGCGTAACTCACGGTGTCAACGCCATAGATCTTGAGCGTTCAATCGCTCAGGACGACGCTGGTGCTATTGATCTGCTCAAGCAGACAGCCAACGAACACTTCCCCAACCTTGCCGTGTTTGATCAGCCTATGGCTTTATCGGACATGGAGAAATCAATGAGCGAAGTGTCAAGCATGTGGAGTCAGAAACCTGACCTCATCGTGTTTGACTACCTAGAACTATTGCAAGGTGGAGGCGAAGATGTCGCATCTAAAGCCAACACACTCAAAGCATGGGGACGACGACACGATGTCCCACTCATTGCTCTACACCAAACATCAAGAACATCAGGTGCCGATGGTAAACGTATGACCATCTCATCAGGTGCGTTTGGTGGTGAACAGCAAGCGACACACATCATTGGTGTGCGTCGCAAACGCTTTGAGATTGATGCACAGATCCGTGAACTTGAAACTAAGCTTGACAAGTCGTCAGCGTCCGAACGGGCGATGGAACAACTTGACAACCTGCGTTACGAGGCTCGTATCCACACTCACACACTTACACTCAACCTGGTCAAGAACAAGCGTCCAGCAGGCAACCTCATAGATGACATTGACTTTGAGATTGAGCAAGGCACAGGTCGTTTGACGAGACTGAGCGAGGGTGAGTTACCGTCGCAGTTCTTGCGTGAGGCTCGCCATGACTGACGAACTAGATGACGTACTCGCACAGTACATCGCCTTGTTCCGTGGTCGTGGAGACGCATACGGGTCGTGGGACGGTGGCTGTGTAAGAGAACCACTCACGGACGACACATTCAGACAGCACCTATTCGGTGACACATTTGTAGGCGTATACCCATGCGTGTACTACAAAGGTGAAACCAAATGCGTGTGGGGTTGCACAGACATTGACTACGACAACCCTGATGAAGCGTGGATGCTCCATGACGCATTTGAATCTGTCGGTGTGAAGTCTTGGGTGGAACGCACAAGGCGTGGCTACCACATTTGGGTGTTCGCAACAGAACTTGTACCAGCATCAGAGATGCGACGCATGTTCCTAGCTGCCCATCAAGTCACAGGACTCAACCCCAAAGAAGTGAACCCTAAACAGGAAACACTGAATCCAGGACAACTAGGTAACTATGTTCGTCTCCCTTATCCGAACGACAACACAGGGCAACGCATGATGATCAACCGTGATCTCACAACAATCCCCTTGTCGTCGTTCCTTGAGGAAGCACACAGGCATCTAGTGTTATCGGAAACGATCACACGATTGGCTGACTATTATCAGCCTCCCGTGATTACATACACGGTGTCCGCACCGTCTCATGACATGGCTGAGTCTGCACGACGACTCACACCACTAGGTCGTACCATCTTTAGAGATGGCCCGATTGAAGGGCGTGACAGGTCAACCACACTCACACATCTAGCCCACGAATGCAGAAAAGCGAACCTCAATCCTGAGGACGCACTATCAATATTGGAGGATGCTGATTTACGATGGGGAAAATACATGATGAGGGGCGAAGCGGGGATACTGGAACTTCAGAAGTTACTGGTACGAGCGTACGGTCACATTCAATCTACATAGACGGACGACCACACCCAAAGGAACGTCCACGAGCAACAGCCAGGAACGGTAAAGCGTTCATGTACACACCAACCAAAACTGTTGACGCCGAAAAGAAAGTAGCTCAAGCATGGGACGGACCTGTGTTCCACGGCGAAGTCGCAGTCCACATTGTTGTAGACAATGAGGGAACTGCGATCATCGTTGAACGTGTGGACATTGAAACCAAATCATCTTTGCGTGGCGACATAGATAACTATGTCAAAACGGTTCTTGATGGTTTGAATGGTGTAGCATGGTTAGACGACAAACAAGTCGTAAAGATTGTGGCGATAAAAGCATGAGTACTTACAAGAATCAGCCTTGGTCATCACGGATCAAAACGATGGGCGACACCGCCGAAACAGCGTTTGAATCAGTACACCCCGAAGCACACCGACTAGGAATGTTACGTCCCTCGTTTGACACACGAGGAATGCGTGACACTATGAGGTACGCCCCCGACTACATGCTCCCCGATGGGTTGTATGAAGTTATGGGTTGTGCATCACGAGGAGACAGCCTACTTAAGACACGCTTTGACAAACTGACATCAATGTCAGTATGGCAAGCGGTCGGGCCAGTCAACTTGTGGATTTGGGATTCAAGTAAGAAACGTTACTGGGTAGCACCACTCAATGATTGGGTCAAAGCCTTTCATAAGTTTGGTGAAGTCGCAAGATTCCCTGACAACAACAAACCTTACTTTGCTTTACACATCAACTACTTCCCTACAGAACCAATTAAGCATGACATACAACCTTGATCTATTTGCCTCCACACCTATCTCTGATGGTGATTGGTTATTGCAGTTAGGGGAAGCACCCGACCTGCAAGACACTGATCATATCCAAGTAGTCATAGAAGCAATTGAGCAACTGTCACCGCAATCAAAGTTCTGTATTGAAGCAATCTTTTATGAACGTATTCCATTCAGTGAACTTGGTGGACGCCTGGGCGTGAGCAAACCTCACGCTTGGCGTCTGTCTAACAAAGCAATAGAAGAATTACGCAATCTACTATCAACCAACAAAGTCCTAAACGAAAGGTACAACATGTTCTCATCATGGAACGAAGCAGTGTCATCAGTAGTCCTAAACTTTCATAACGTTTCAGAAAAACGTAAAGTTGAAGTAAGTGAACTAGACAAATATGTTTACAACATGTGTCAATACTCTGAAGATCGTGTTTATGAAGAAGCAACATTTATGGACATCAACGATCTTGGTCGCCTAGCAACATCACACCTCAAATCAGTTGGCGCATGGGATCTACATGCCACCATTGATTTACTTGTGAAGAAACAACACGACTACGGTCACAACAACATCCTAGGATTCGGTTTGCTTGGATTATGTATCCGCATCTCAGATAAGATTGCACGACTGGTTTCGTTAGAGAAGCGTGGCTCAAAGCCACACAACGAATCGGTCATTGACACATGGACTGACATTGTCGGCTATGCATCAATTGCAAAGATGTTAGAAAACGGAACATTCAAACTTGAACTGGAGAACACCAATGACTGATAAAGAACTAACATTCATTGACATCGCCGCACTTGGAATGGCAATCACCCTATACCTAGGACGCGACGACAAGACCATCATTGACTACATTGGACACATTGCGGACAGTATCAAAGCCGAGATGGAGAAAGACAAAAATGATGAACAACCTGAAACTACTTGAGGAGTTGCTAGATGATCTCGTTCTTGAAGCAGTTCGCAAAGGAGTGCCTAAAGCACACCTTGCGTGCATATACGATGTCAAAAACAAAACTATCCCCGCAATTCGCAACTCAACTCCAACACGACGCTACAAGACAGGAGAAAAAATTGAGTGACGAATTCTTCAACTCCATAGATCCAAAAGACCTAGAAGATCTACAGGCCCGGGCAGAGAAAATAGAACACGAAGCTGACACCTTCTTTGAGATCAAACTCATGATTCCATTTGAAGGAGCGATGCAGTTCCTAGATTCCTACGAGGAAGCAATGACAGGAGACATGATGTCAATCATGAACATGCTCTTTGTTGTCGGCGCTATCGCAGAGAGTTTAAAGTTCCAGTTAGACGAATAACTATTTAACTGGTTTAAGCAAGCAAGCAAACACAGCATCCACATAGCCAGCGTCGTTGGCTACTGTGGGGCTGAGTTCAACATGTATCCAAGAACCGCCAGTCCCAATCGTGGACTTCTTGTATACATCCCATCCGTTGCGGTCGCAACGCCAACCTCGCCCAAATGGTCCGCCGAGGTAATCCCCAATGTATTCCAAACCAAAAGCTTCAGCATTACGCACCAAGAAATCCATTAACGCCAAACCGTCCTCACGGTTTGCGTAACGCAAATCAATAGCACGACCAGTGCCATGAACGCTCGGCTTAGCATGCTCGCGTTGCAAACGAACATTCCACGTCCCAAGATTCTTGATCTTGCCACCGTTTAAGAACACAACCCAGTCCTTAAACTTTTCTGTGCCTTTCAACTTTCCTTTACTGTTGCCATTCCAACCCGTATAAGGACGACCTTTAAAAAATAAACCCATCATTGACCTCCACTAGCAATATTACGAAGAGCATTCTGCTCCAACTTTTGGCGACGTAACTCTGACTCTTTCATACCAGGAGTAACAGTAGTCAACGGAATACCAAACAGACCCATCAACCTATTAGTCTGATTTTCCATTCCACGTTCACTTGAAGGCATAACACCCTCAGCCTGACCAAGCGGTGGGAACAAGTTACTAGCCGCATAGTTCATCTTAGGAGTAACACCCTGCCCACCATTAGGCATCTGTCGTTGCTGACCCATAAAAGCGGCAAGAGCGTCAACAGCAGGTGATAGAGGTCCACCGATAGCACCCTCAGCCTTTGCTCGGAAAGGTACACCAGTATTCAAATGCGTATTACCCAACACTTCTAATGGCACACGCAAACCAGGGTTCACATAACCAAGCAGACGCTTCGGGTCTGCAATCATAGCCAACTGTTCGTTCATCTTATTGAAACCAAGGTCAAGGTTCAAATAAGTGTCCCCACCTAACTTCACTCCGCCACTTTCACGAAGCCACTTAGGAACAACATCGTCCTCAGAATCCTGACCAAGGTTTTGCATCAAGTGCGTGTACAACAAATACGGACGTGGGTTAGCAAACCTGTTAATTGTTTGCATCGGCAAGTTACGAGACATCCAAAACCAAAACGGCACAATGCCACGCAATGACTCATCAACACGACCAACATCCACATAATCAAACAAGTAACGCTTCACACGAGCAGCCGCCATGTTCATGTCGTAGCCCTGTACAGCAGAGTCGTATGCAAGCATAAAACGTGAAGAACCTTCAGCAGTTTCATTGTACTTGCGGAAAAAACGTGTGTACTTGTTGTTTGCAAGAGTTGCACGCTTAGGGTTCCAGTTAGCAAACGCTTCACCGCTACGGCCATAGCCCGTAGCATCAGCGGCAGATATAGCAAGATTAAACAGTCGTGCTTCCTCTTCAGGTAAAGAATCAACAAAAGTTTTTGCTGTGCCAGCCTTCAACGCGTCCTGCCAGCCTCGATACAAACCAAGACCTTTCATGAGGTTCTTGGTTTCTGCACCAGCCGCATACAAACTAAACGTGTTAGTCATGACGTTACGCACAACGAAACCAGGCGTTGACAAAGCATACGCTTTAAAGAAACCTGTGTATGAACCAAGGAACTTGTTGACCCCCCGAACAAATTCGGGTTGTTGGAAACGAGACATGTTGGTAATAATCGGAATCATTGATTCACGAGCTTGAAGGTTTGGCATACCAAACTTTTCAAGCGTTGTGAAACCATCCTTGATATCCAACCAAATTTCATCACCAAGATTCTCATCAAAGAAATCATGAGTTAAAGCAAACATTGCTTTACGAGCCACATCCTGACCCATCATGTAATCCATATGCATGTTGATGTAGTCTGCCTTGACACGCAAGAACGCGTCGTACTCTTTTGTGTTCTTGTATTCAAAACGATCAATCATTATGCCACGGACACGCTCAGAACCTCGTGGCTTAGTCCTATCTTCAACACGACCGTACTCACGAAGCAGTTCTTCAGCATCATTAACAAGTGAATCAAACTCCAGGCGTTTGATTTCAGCAGTATCGCTACTCTTACCAAGGGCTTGTGAACGAGCAAGAAGTTGTTGCAACGCATCAAACTTATCTTTTAACGGAGCGACAACATGTATACGGTGAGCCGCATCAGTCATCTTGTTGATCTGTGCTAGGTCAACTTGTTGAGCCATTTCAAGAAGCGTTTGTTCAAGACTAGTAATCTTTTGTTCAGTAGTCTTAACGTTCTTTTCAAGAACTTTCTTTGCTTCCTTATGAGCCTTGGACTTGATAACAGCTTTCACCTCATCAAGTTGTTTCTTGATTGGTAACGCCTGCTCATTAAGATTGTCAATACGCTTCTTCATATCATCACGAGCATTCTTACCAATGCGAGTGAAGTACAACGCCAAGTTAGCGTCGTCAGCAAGCACACGTTCAAAGAAACCAATCTGTGACTTATTGAAATCTATATCACGCAGATTCTTTACAGAGGTAGCAGACGAAGCAACATCCCAAGTCTTAGGATACAACTTGGCGACCTCGTCAACAATAACATTCTTAGCCTCAATAAAAGTCATACCTTGCTCACGCAAGTCTGCCATTCTAGTCAAAGCATTATATTCACCATTAGTGGAATCAGTAATAGCCTTAAGATCTTTGGCAAAGTCATCACGAACTAAACGGTAACGATACTGTGCACCAGCAACAGTGTCTACTTCATATTTCTGTTCACGCCTAAACGCCTCATTAAAAGCTTCCGAAGGCTCCATGCCTTCTTCATCAATAAGTTTCTGAACAGAGTTCTTAAACTTCTTGCTTTTAACATTGATCTTCCTCTTGGCTTTACCATCCAAAGCGACACGGCCAGCCTCTTCAGCAATAGCCCTGATCTCAGACTCCACACGGCTTGTCGCCGCTTGACGTGACAGTCCTTCCTTCTGCATAAGATCCTGAATAAGTTGAGGTTTAGTGTACTCTAACTCTTTAATCCTTGCACTGACCTTGCCAATACTGCGACGAGTCCCAAAGGGAGCGTCGCTATCTTTATCAAACTGTCCTTTGAGTTTTTCAATCTCTAAACGAATATTGTTAATTCGTTCACGAGCCTTCTCACTTTTACCAATTGAAACATGGTAGTCAGCAACGTGGCTATCGTCAGCAAGTGCGGCGACATGATTAAACACTGCCTCGTCTTTGGAACCACTCCATGCTTTATCTAGTTCTTTGAGACGTGCTTTGCGTGTTGCGCTATCAATTGATACAACATCGTTTTTGTTAGATCTTGATGTGAACCCTAGAGCGTCAACGACTTCTTCCATTGTCAAATCGCCATCTTTAATGGCTTTGATTATACGAGTCATTTTTTGTAGACCCGCTTGTTGATGAATAGGATCAGTAGCAATTAAAGCACTTTGTAATTCTTTAAGATCAGTAGAAAGTTTTTGCCAAGCAATAAATTCTGATTCATTACCATTAAGATAACGTTCAGCAACAACAAGTTTATCTCGTAAAGGAATATTTTTTCTAAGACCTTTAATATTAAAAGAGTCAATAAGTTGACTTAATTTTTTTGCAGACTGAGGAATACGATACTGAATAGACTTGATTTCTTCTTCAATAGCAACACGTCTAGCCGCATTATCACCAAAGATACCAGCCATCTCATCAGGAGTAAAACTAACTTCTTTACCATCAACAACAAGAGGGCGTTCAGGTCCTCGTTCAACAATCTTGACGCCACCCTGGACTTCACGATTAATACGTTCAATCTGACCATAGATAGAATGAAGTTCAGTGGTTTCATCAGGAGTGATCTTCTTAGCAGACTGCTTCTTCAACAAAGCATTCTGTCGTTTAATTAAACCATCAATCTGAATAATTGCTTCATCAATATTTGTTTCACCAATATTGCCACCAGCAACAAAATATGTTCCACCAGCTTTGATTTCAGAAATATCATTAATGCGAGATAGTTTGTTTGCCTTGACAACATTAAAAGAATCTAAACCGCCACGGCTAGCCAGGCTTGCTTGAACTTCTTGAATCTGCGGATTCAATAAGTTGCGTTCATACTGATATAAAGCCGTAGCATAGTCGGCATTAGTTACATAACCTCTACCAGTACGTCCGAATTTATCTGTAGCAAGTTCGCTTGGCTCAACTTTGCCAACAACATTACCCTCAAAAATTAAATCAACAGAAGTTTGACGAGGAACAACCGCCTTGATAACACCTGATTCTGCTATAAAGTCACCATAAGGTAAATCTGAATCTTTACCTCTAGCAGCACCATGCCAACGCGATTCGGCCCTAGCCAACTGTCGTTGCAGTTCACGCAATTTTGTAGTATCAGGAACAATATTGCCTTCTAAAGATTCCAACTTCTTATTAATAGCGTTTAACTGAGAAGAAACTTCTTTAGCCAACTTCTCATTCTGAGCCATGTTTGCGTTAATAGTTTCTTCAGTAGCCATACGATTACGACCTGAAGTATTAGTAAGGTCAGAAAGTTGACGCTCAAGAGCAGTACGCTGAGCCTTAAGATCTCTGATGTCAACCAACTGATACTCACTATGAGGACTCTTCATCGTAAAAATAGGAGTACCCTGATCAAACAAATCAGCCGCAATCTTATGTGAAGGACGACGATACTTCAAAGTAGTAGTAGTCTCAAACGAATAAGGAGCAAACTCTCTTAGAAGGTCATCTAAATGCTTGCGTTCGTAAGCACCCATATAGTCATTAGTGTTCTTGGCTTCTTCATACGCTTGAAAAGCCCTACGTTGAGCCTGCAATGCACGCTCCTCTTGCTTCAAATATTCCTTAGAGGCAAGTTCAGCCTTAGCAATATAATTAGCCTTAGCCTTCTTAATATATTTAGCTTGAGCCGCCTCATCAGGCAAAGTAGCAAGAATCTCAGGAGGAATAATTTCCAACTGCGCTAACTCTTCTTCATTAATAATAGGATAAAACTCTTCATACGCACTAGTAACACGAGAGGTCAGAATCTGACCACGAGTTTTACCTGACTGCATACGCTCAGCCAACAAGATAGCGGCTTGCTCTTCGGGCATAGAAGCCTCCAAGGCTTCCTGCCTACGAGTAACACGAGCAACCATTGCATCAAGTTCATCCGACATCATCTCAAGTTTTGAAGCAGAATAATCCAAAGCTCTAATATACATACTAGGCAAATCTTGTTCAGTGCCCTTACCAAAAGTAAACTTGTTTAAATCAAGGAAAGGGTCCTGTGCTTGTCGTAGCCATTCACTGTTCTTGCCAGCAGTTTTTTCAGCAGAAAGCAAACGAGAGTAAGTTTCTTCCAACCACGTTTTCATTTTAGAAACTGAAGCATCTTCAGAAAGACGACCAACGTCAGTCTTTAAAGTTTTCATTGACTTAAGAGCAGCGGCCATCTCCTGATATGTGGCTTTAGTAGCGGTAGAGTCAACGTTCTTCAAATACCAAGGACGAAGAACTTCTTTCTTATACTTGTCACGGATGGCTTTCAAGGCAGGACCACTAGGTAAAGAGTTAAGACGTGCCGTTATAGCGGCACGTTCAGCCTCACTTAAAGTTTTGTCTTTTAATTTCTGAGCAAGTTTAGCCCGCGTATTAGGTATACCACTCTTCGTGCCAGTAAGACCTAGTTCCTGCATCTGCTTATACAAACGGTCGGCATCAGCACGACCGTTAGCACGACTAATAGCATCAACCCAACCCGCACTCTTAGAGTCAGTAGGAGCAATCTCTTTAGTAATGAGATCATACAGTTCCGCTTCGCGTCCCTGCCAATCACCACTACTAATAGTTTCAATAAGATCAATGATCTTCATTCTTGCCACACTAAGCGACGACATCTCATGTCCAACATCACCATAATGTTGTTTAGCAACATTGTTGACAATGTTCAGGAAGTTATCTTTGCCAGGCAAGATTCCTTGAGCCGCAAATAGATCAACCATTTCTGAGGTGCGTTGCTGTATGTCCATTTGGAAATGCATTATTGGAAGCATTTCGGCAAGACTATTTAATGATTGTTGATAGTCGGCGACATCAGAACCAAAGCCCATTGGCTTTAATACTTCATCATAAAACTTTCTGTTTACTTGATTTTGAACAATGATCAAATCATCTTGAGTTGCTTGACCATTGGCAATCAATCGTTTAATACGATTGATTTCTTTCTGTCCTTCAGTATCAACGACAGAGAGGTCAAGTCGTCTGTACATGTTTTTGATTTCGTTTATTCTTCGGGCAAGCGAGTTAGAACCAAAATCAGGAGCGTCACCTTCAATGCTCGCTCCAGTGATTTGTCGTGCACGACTACCTTTAGGACGTGCCCCTAATGCAAGTTCATTATTTTGTTTAATAAGTTCGTCATCTGTAACAATTTTCTTACCAGTAACAGCCCTACTAATAAAGTTATCTAATCTTTCATTATCGTGATATTGATCACCAATATATCTATTAGACAAACTATTTTTATAATCTTTAATTAATTGACTCAATCTAATTGTTTTATCTTCAAGATCATAGTCTTGATTACGCAAACCAGCCTTGGAAGCTTCACGCAAATTCAAACTAATCGTATACTCTTCGTTAGGAAGATTCTTAACGACACGACCCAATTCCTTTTCAAGTTGACCAAAAGTAATAGTAGGAATATCATCAAAATTAGTTGCATCAAATGCAGCTTGACCAGCAAGTTGTGCACGACCAGTACCGTGAAACGCTTCCATTAATTCTTCGTAATCAATATCTTGACTTAAGTAACGAGAAAAATATGCATCCAAAGCAGGATTATCATTAGCAAATCTATACAACAAATCAATAGGGACAGTAGCCTGAGGATCAAAGTTCAGAATAATAATCTCATCTAAAATAGTGCTAGCACCCCAATACTGCTTCAAACCAGCAACAATCCTATTCTCAACAGCAGTATAGTTGCTCACGACATTGTCAAGTTTTACAGCACCACGAGAGTTACGCTTAATATCATCCAACTGCTTCTGCAAAGTAACAGAGTTAGAAGCCTCATTCAACAAAGTGATAAGACGATCACGAGTTTCAACAGTTAACGAATCATTATTGCCAGCTAAGAAAGCAACACCAACAGCACGCAACTCTTCCATAGAAGCCTCGCCACGCAAAGCCTTAGACATAATGCTTTGCATGTTCTCAGGTTTAGCGGCCTCAACAATACGTTTCCTGTCAATAACATTATTGCCGTTAATGATCGCCCACTCCTGCGGAGTGAACACGCTCGGTGTCGCAGGTACAGCCTCAGCTGGACCAAAATACTTTATGCCTTGACCTTCAGGATAACCAGTTTCTGCAAGTTTTTCAGTTTGAGGAATACCTTTTTTAATTCTATAAGAATAACTACCAATGTTTTCTGTAACTGGCGCAGAACCATACTTATCATAATGTAAACGCTGATACTCTAACTTAACTAGAAGAGCAGACCTCCCCGTGTCGTCGCCTTTATAAAATCTTTTAACACGACTCTGTGCTTGCTTATATAAATCAGGATCTCTTTGGAAAGGAGAAATAACTTCGTCAGCAACACGACCTGGGAAAGCGCGTTGACCCGAAATAACACTCTCAGAAACACCTTGCATACGCGAAGGTCCAAACAAAATATTTTCAACCCTATTTGCAAAGTCCTGATGACCTTTAATCTTAACACCAGCTTTAATTTCGTCTGTACGAAATTGCACGATGTTGCTACGGTTAACAACTTTTTCTTCCGTCTTAGTAATACGTTCAACGTTTTTCTGCAACTTAGCAATACGATCAGTAATCTCGGCATCGCGGGCTAGACCCGCGTTAACATCGTCCCACAATTTCTGTATGTCCGCCATATGCTCAGCGAACTGAGCCTCGAGTGCGGCGGCGACACCATCTGTGCGACCAGCAAGATCAGACAAAGCATTCTGATGTTGAGCGAGTTCAATGTGCGCTTCTTCAAGCGTGTCCAACAACTGCTTCTTAGCCCAACTACTTTCCCACGACTGATTACGAGCAGACAAATCTGTCGCAGCCAAAGCGGCAGTAAGTCTGCCTCTAGTGTCTTTCATGCCTTGTTCTAAAACAATGTCAAGCGACTTCGTTGCTTCACCAAGTTTCTTATTGACCTTGGCTAAAGCCTTAGCACGTTCCTTGGTGACAGTAGCAATTCTTTTCTCTGCGCTTTTAACCCAATCAGGATCTTCAATGAGACGTTCTTCAACTTTTTGAAAAACACCTTTGTCTTTCAAATATTGTTTACGAGCAATCTTGCCCATCTGAGCACCGTACATTTTAGTGTACTTGTCCATGACTGTTGGAAGATCTGTTTCAAAGAAATCAAAAGTTAACTTGCCACGTTCGCGTGCCAACTTGTTAAGTCGTTCAACACCACCAAGAATATCTTCTTCAGTTAACGCTTCACCAAACCATTCCTGGCCTGCAACCATACGGTGCTTCCAAGCACTAGCAGGGTCAAGAGGATTGTATACAACGCCACGCGTCGCATTAGCGACAGCGTTGCTTTGATCTGACATCCAACGAAAAGCATCATCAGTATGAATGTGAGGGAAATAGTTTACGACCTCACCGACAGGGGCGTCAGGATCAACAGCCTTAGCGGCTTTGTAAACATTGTCGTGCATTTGTTTGAACCACTGCTTAATAGGTCCAACAATACGGCCTTCAGCACTAGCCACATCAAGTACGGCTGTTTTTGCTTGTTCAATATGTTTGTATGCTGTGCTACGAGCCGCTTTAATATCCGCTTCAGAAATAGTGCCTAGCAAATCTATTTCTGCTTGGCTTGCTTCACGAGCACCAGCCGCTTCTGCTGATCGTTCAATATTGCGCGAGTTAACAAAATGCAAATACTCTGCGATTTCGTCAGCAGGTGCAGTACCACGACGCAAAGCGAGAATCGCTTCATTAGCATCAGCACGAGTGAAAGCATCACCAATCTTACCAAAAATATGATCTCCCGACCATATGCGCATTCCAGCAAAACCTTTTTCTAAAACCTCGCCAGCACGAGTCGTACCCGCGATACGCTTACCCATGAAATACAAACCTGCGCGGTCAACACCAGCCTTAGAAAGTAACTCAACATCCTTGACGCCAGCACGACCATAACGAATAGCGGCTTTTTGAACTTGAGGCGAAGCACCAAGACTTGCCAAAC